ATCAACAATTTATTTCTACTTTGAATGATGTGCCTATGGGGGCGCTTGCGCACTGTTTTCCATCGCGTATTTTTATTAGAATAACAGTTAATTTGCGTAGCGCGTTAATACTTTTTTATTTAACCTGTTTTTTATTACAAGCAACTTCATGATCCATGACTAATCCTGAATCTAACATCGCCAAACCACCTTCTACAAAACCTTCTGCAATCTGTATAATCTGACGTACACGGCTTTCACTCACCTTCCAACGTCTTGCAATGCTTCTTTTAGAGCACTGATATATATAATGTAAAATAAGCGCATTCAATTCTTCTTCTCTTCTCAATTGTTGTAATCGCGCTATTGTAGCGTCAATAATCATACCATCATCATCACAACAACTTATCCTTGAAGATGATTGATAAGGTAAAACACCCTTAAAACCTGCTGCAATATGAGAATAATCTACTCCACTTTGTACATCCGAGGCCCAAGCTCCCCATCGTTCTAATACTTGTTGTATATCTCTCATATCACCACTACCTTATGCGATCTTATCTGTAATTGTTGAACGAGCAATTAATTGAGCCGACTGATACCAAATTTCTTTCCAAACAGACCTAGCCTTGTGAATATGCATATGCCCTAAACCACGCTGTAAAGCCATTTTTTTAGCTAGAATTTGAAGTGCTGTTTTGGGCTTCCACGCTGAGCTAAATAGTAAATTAAACGTACTGTCTCTTTCTGCATAATCAATTTCAATCGGTATTTCCCCGGGTTTTAAACATTGCCCATTTCGATATGCTGGCCTCCCTTTTAAATGCCATTTCTTCGCTTTATCAAGATATTCAGTACAATTATTTTTATGAAATAATGTTTTAGGCCTTAAATAGTCCTGCATATTATTATCATTGAGCCATTTAGCTGTTAAATAATCGATTATTAATATCAATTCTTCGAAATGAAAACCATCAGCTAATCTTGCACGGATATATCCTAACGTCGTCTGACACTCACGGTAATGGGAGTGAGTCACTTTGTTAAAATAACGGATAATTTCTATTTCTGGACGTTCAGGACTTGAAAACGAGCAAACTGACCGAGATCTTTTATTGTTACTCTCTGTAGTTATCTTTGTTGTACTCTCTGTAAGAAGGGCTCTATTTGAACTACTCTGAGATAGATTTGTTACACCTGTCCATTGTTTCGATTTGGGCTCATCGAACGGTTTTATTGTTGTTTTATTGGCATAATTACCTTCATTCAAACTTTTCTTTTCATCTTCTTCTATTTGCAAGATCTTATGTTGATAATTGATACTATAAAAATTTGTACGATCATGAAGATGTTTATTGAGTTGTTTTACCTCAATCAAGCCAGAAATACGTAACTGAGCAAATGCCCGTTTGAGCGTTGATACTGATAAGTATGGAAACTGTAATTGCCAATTAGATAGTGTATTGTAAATCCATCGTCGCCCATCATGTTCAATACCAGACTTAGTTTCTGTTATCCAATAATGCAATTGTTGCAATACTAAAGCTTCATGCAATCCAATTTTGACAGCTAATTCTGGTATCACTATCTGAGGTCGAGATTTTATAATTAATGATTTCATATGCTGAACTCCTTTTCTCTTTATTCTTTCTAAATGCCAAAAAGCATTAAATTAAAAATAATTTAATTGAAAAAATAACAAAAGATGGTAATTCCGTTAGTGTTTTGTAAAATATTCTATTTTATTAAATTTAATCATGACTAAAATAGTAAGCATTTTATTAATACTAAAACTATAGTCATTCGAATTAATATAATTAATTTATATTATATGCATATCACTTAAATTAATAAGTTATCCGTTTGGGTAATTAAAATTAACAAATAGACAAAGAGTACGCAAATACTTTTTACCTAAAAAAAAGGAAACATAAATTACATGAGAAATAAAATGCACATAAGAATTAAAGAACGCCGTTTACAATTGTCATTAACACAAGAAGCTCTAGCAAAGATGTTAAGTGTAAGCCGAGTTTCTATTACAAAGTGGGAAACACGAGTTACAGAACCGGATGGAGAAAATTTACAGGCATTAGCCAAAGTCCTTGAAGTCTCTCCTGAATGGTTACTTTACGGGGGAAACTCATCAGAAGCAGATGCATTAATTATAACTCGCAAGACAGTGAATATTAAGAAAATACCCATTATCACGCTTGAACAAGCAGCTGATTGGAAAGCACGTTACGATACATTAAGATTAAGCGATATTCAGCATTGGTGCTGTGCAACAGTACCCGTATCTGAACAAGCATATGGGTTAATTTACCAAGGCGAATCTATGACAAACCCCTATTCACTTCCTTCAATCCCTAAAGGTTCAACCGTTATTATCGAACCATCATTCAAGAATAAGATAGAGTTATATGGAAAAATAATTATCGCTAAAAATATTATTACTAATGACATCGTTATTAAAAAGTTTATCCATGAACCACCACAATTTTATTTAATTTCATTAAACACAGCCTTTACCCCAATATTATTTACTGATGATTATCAAATTATTGGTTATGTAATACAAATTATTCAGACTCTCTAATCTTCTTTATTTTAGTTTATTGAGCTGGCTCATTTCAGCTCAATATGTACTTCCCATTACATGGTTATTGTAATAATATAAACATCAGGTACAATAATTATCTATTAACAAACATCTCTCTTATTAACAATGCAAAAGGAAATATATATTCGATAGAAAATAATACTATTTATTAGTTGTCAAATAAATTTCATTATTTTTTTATTTAAATGTAAATTAATACTTATTAACTAATTTTTATTATGCAAGGATGTATTATGAAAGTATTAACATTAAAGGAATGGTCGGATAAACGATATAAAAGTAATCCACCTTCTCTAACAACATTAAATAAATATGCACGATTAGGTTATTTTTGTCCCCCTGCAAGGAAAGAGGGCCGATTATGGCGAGTCAAAGAAGATGCTGATTTAGTTGGTATAGTTGCCACTCCTTCCATCAAAACATTCGATGACCCTATATTAAGGAAAATATTAAAAGATGAGCGGACGACTTCGTAAAAAGAATATTGATATACCCAATTTATATTCAATATATCATCCAAGGATGAAAAAGATATATTGGCGATACCGTCACCCAATTTCAGGAAAATTTCATTCATTAGGAGATGATGAAGCACAAGCTAAACAGATAGCTCTTGAAGCCAATAACCGTATAGCAGAACAAAGAACACGCCAAATTTTAATCATTGGTGATAGAGTTGCTACTATGAAAGATCAATCTATCTCTGTTTCTACATGGTTAGATCGCTATTGGAATATTCAAAAAGAACGTTTATCACAAGGTGAGATAAAACTTGCTACATATAAACAAAAGAAAAAACCTATAGATCTGATGCGTCAAAAATTGGCTTTATATCCATTAGCAAATATAGGTACTCGTGATCTAGTCAGTATTATTGATGAATACAAAGCAATAGGTCAAATGCGTATGGCTCAAGTTGTAAGATCGGTTTTTAGTGATATTTTTAAAGAAGCGCAACATGCTGGAGAGGTTCCTCCCGGATATAACCCTGCTCTAGCAACGAAAAGGCCAAGAACACGGATCAGGCGCCAAAGACTCACTCTAGATGAATGGCATAAAATTTATGATATTGCCGATAAACAACATCGTTATATGGGAAATGCAATGCTACTTGCCATTGTGACGGGTCAGCGAGTTAGTGATATCTCACGTATGCGTTTTCAAGATATTTGGGATGATCATTTGCACATCATACAAAGTAAAACAGGATCAAAAGTAGCAATACCACTTTCTTTACGTAATCAAGCTATTAATGTATCTCTTAAAGAAGTTATTGAACGATGTCGTGATCGTATTGTAAGCCATTATTTAGTTCATTATCATCGAACTACTTCACAATCTAAACGTGGCGAACAAGTTACTGCAAATACGTTAACGACTAATTTTAAAAAGGCGAGAAATAAAACGGATATTGATTGGGGAGAAGGAACACCTGCAACATTTCATGAGCAACGTTCTTTATCTGAACGTTTATACCGAAAACAAGGTATTGATACCCAAGCCTTATTAGGCCATACCACACGTTTACAAACTGATCGTTATAACAATACTCGTGGAAAAGAGTGGGTAACCATTACCTGTTAATTTTTATTTGGTTATATTTTTAAGCATCAGATAATCTGCAATTGATAAACTTCGGCTTCTTTATCATGCCATTTGCAGATTATTTTCTGTTATATTTTTCACCAAAATAAATACCTTATTGTTTATTCACTCATATTTTATATTTAGCTTAATGTCTGTTGAGATTTATTCACTTTTGCTAACTTTGGCTATTTAAATACAATTCTCTATATGAGTATGTTATTTATTATTGTAAAAAAACATTAATAAAAAACGGGAACTAATAAGCTACCGTTAACTATTTATCAAATCAACAATTACATATCTTTGATAATCGCGTCACCGAACTCGCTACATTTCAGCAATTTAGCGCCGTCCATACCTTTAATGATAAAGTCAGCGGCTTCTGTCTAACCCATGAGGCGTAACATTATACCTATAATAATTAGGTAACTTATTAAATAAACTATATTTATTGAGGTGATAATTTTTATGTGATCTTGGTTTGTATGTAACTGGTTGATTTTTAGTTTGGATTAGGGTGGTTTTGGGGAAGATACTTTAATGATTGAGTGCTTATCAAGCTTGATATCAAGCATTCAAACCTATGATTTATATTAAATAATAGAAAGTAAAAATTTAATTAAAATAATTCACACTGAAAATAAATTAGGGATTTTTATTTAATTTGAATATTTTTCACTATACTAATGTAGTGAATATTTAAAAAAAACAAAATAACAATTTATTATGCAATAGATTAAATCTGATTATCAGCTTTGAGAAAGGAGTGGATCTTATTCTGGGAATAAATGACCTTATAATACATATTTAGTTAAGTTTACTTAGGTCATGGTTATCAATAATGCTTTATTATATCGTTTTCGTACAGTAAACAGGTAAACAAGTATGGATGGAAAAAGCCCTTTACATTGGCAGAACAGATACAGTTATCTTTGAGTTTAGGTTATGAGGCAGTACCAGACCAAGAGGCTTACACGGGAGCATACTTCATTAAAAGTGGTAAGAAATGGATTTTTAACATTATCGGTCTCAAAAAGACGTTGAATATAACTTCAGATGATGAACTAAGAATGCAGGATTATGATGTTGATATGTATTTCGAAATTCACCAAAACTGGTCGCAATACCAAGATATGATTTTTGGAAACGACGATATTGCGCCTTCGCCCGAAAACGAACTTACTTCAATTTACCATGACCTACAGGTAACAAATGATTCTGGGGAAATGGTGTATTTGTCTGATGGAATGTGGTTGGATTCCAACGATCGGATTGTACAACGCTAGCACTCAAACTCTTTTAGTGAGCTTCTGTAAGATCAGCAATCGATAATTGGTTATTAGTTTACTGGTCTACCCCATTAAATTGTCTTCTTGTACTTTCTTCAAAGCATTGGCACTTTCCTTTTTAATCAACACATGACGGTGTTAGCAATATCATCTTTTGGCACTCATCACTCAGAACGATTTTAGGTCTGCTCTGAGCGATAAGCGGACATTGGTACAATGTTGCGATGAATGAATTTAAGGTTGATGCTTATATTTAACTTTATATAAAAACATACCATCTTAAAAAAGAGGCCTTTTTTTATATCTTAAACCCAGGCGTTTTTTATAAGGTAGTAGGGCGTTTGTTGTGTTTCCTATAATATGCACCATGGCTTGGTTTGCAATTTTTATATTTAATTTCTCAACAGTATCTTTATCGATATAGTTCACACCTGGAGAAAATCGTTTTGAATTACATATGATGTAGGCTATGCGTGGTGAAATTGGGTAGTAAAAGTCAGTATACTCAGGCGCGATAAAATCTGTCTCTAAGACACATGAGTGAACGTTAGCGACTGGATTATCTGATGTTATGAAAGGTAGCCCGGTATCGTTTACCAATAATGAATGTATATCTTCATTACGACTTGAATATAAACTCCAGCCAATATTCATCCCAAACATGTAGCTTATAAACCACCAGGCATGAACAATCGTGTCGGATACTTTTATTTCAAGATTATTACGACGAGGCTGAGCATTAAACACTGCGTCCCTGAAAGGCTTTGTACGCGTAATCTGATGACCAAAGAACATCATGAATTCAATCATGTGCTGTTTATCATGAAGTATATCAAGCCTTTCATTTGCGAGCGCTTCTAATATCGATAATGCCTTCAATTCATGAGATGAATGGAGATTCTCCATTAAGTTGCACTTTGTGGCATGAAGAAGTGCTTCCGCTTCCTGATCTTGTTTACCAGAAGCCCTATACATAGCCTCTAATCTTTGCAGTTTAAGGACGTCATCTAGGTAGGAAATGTGTTGAGTATGGAGATGGTTGGGGCTTTTTCGAGAGAAGGCCTTAATTATATCAACGTTCTCGCTAGTAAGCGTTGTTGTTTTATAGAAAAAGTCGTCAGCAGCTATTGCACGTACACTGTCGCAGGCAATCTTTCCAGTCTTGGTTGTGTAGAAAACATTTTTTGTACCATTACCCCAGCGCGTTAGGTAATTCGCCCAAACATAATGGTGTCTCTTCTTAGCTTCAATGCTTTTTCGTAACATGAGAATCTATTCCTTAAGAGGCTATTCTTAAATCTTCTCTGTTTAAACAAAAATAGTCAATCACGTCATTTGTTGCCAAGCTACGGTCGGCAAAACTGGGCTGCGACATCATAGTTTTTAGAATCATTAAATGTCCGCTCCTGGCACGGAAAGGACAAAATTCAAGGTCACAAGGTCCGCTGCGAGCGAATAATGGTCATTGCCCTAACTCGCTTCGGGACATATAAAGCGTGGTAGACCCTTTGCTCTAACTCGTCAGTTTCAGATTAAAATTTCTATGGAGATAACGCTCGCCTAAGGGGCTGACAACATTACTACCAAGTTTCCGCATAATACTGAAATCACCGAAATCAACGTACAATAAAATGCCATGTGTTGGAAATTCCTCTGGAAGAGTTTGTTATGCTCAAATGTCCACCACTTGCTGTGTATGAGTTATTAATGTCCTGATTTCATTACCTAAATATGATGGAGTAACACGGTCACTTGATTCTGGAATGCAAAATTTGCCTAAAACCATTATGTTTTGATTCAAAGAGAAGTGACTACTTGGTAAGCTCTTAGCTAGTTTCAACGTCGTGTATATATGTTTACCTAATCCAGTAGTCTTGGGGCTGCACTCTATAAAGCAAAAGCCACCAAGTTTTTGATTTGGTAGCCCTACAATACTTACTTTAACTACAACGGCTGCTTGAACAATTCCCTCTCGATGAAGGCGCAATTTTAGACTACCTAGATGATTGGTCGAGTAAAAGAAATCTGTCCACTTTACTAACTTACCGCCAATAATGAGCCTAATCTTTGCTCTATCTTGTGAATTAAGACGCCCATGATTATAGATTTCCAATAGGCTATTCATCGTGCGAACATAAGTAGATCTGCGTCCTTGGTTTCTATATTTCCGCTTAGTCGTATCATTCGGTGGAAACTGTTGAAAGACCCCTGCCTTATCTTTTAGTTTTTCCTTTTCTTCCGCATCCATTACATGAATACGAAACAATAGTTCACCTTTCGCAAGAGCATCTTTAACTTCATGATCTGACTCTCCAGCAACAATTGTATCTCTGCCAGAGGATTTGTAACGGCAATACTCACTATGATCGGAGCCTTTTTCTAATCGGTAAAAAGCAGGGATGAACTGCTGTTTGCCGTAGCTTTCACGCTTATACCCATTCACATGCTTCAAAAACGCTTCACAGTTTTTATCTGGACATACGAGAGGATGAGCTATAGAGTGATCCCCATAAGAATCTGCATCCACACGAACACCATTGCTATCATAAGCAAAAGTTATTTTTATACCGCTCAAGCTAGCCTCTTAAATATAACGCATGAGTTCAGAGGGGAGAAAAAGCGTAGCTTTTTCGGAGTCCTCTGGAACGATTTGTTAGGCCGGAAGATTTGGAACAACATTCTTAAAGCCTGTCGTGTTGTATAGGCCTAATATTTTATTTGTGCGCACGTGTGTTTAACTCGTTAGGCCAATAAAAACGCGCATGATTAACTATCTGTATACAAATAAGTTATCAGCTTTCAACCAAATACACCATCTTGAAAAATGTGCATGCGCGTTTTTTAAACCTATCAACTAAAACTAAGTCTCTATAGTTAATTGATTTTATAGAGTTTTATTTATTCCGAATGGAATTGGTGCGCACTAATACTGTGTTCAAGTCATATGGCTGTATCTCCATACACGGTTAGTCGATTTCTGGTAAAACCAAACATAGGCAAATAGATAAGAATTTGTATGGTAGCAGGAGCGGGAACTTTCGATTAAGCTAACGAGCCAAAACACGGAATGGGGCAATAACGAGCTGGCAGAGCCCCGTTTTTGGCACAAAGCCGACTACCAACGAATATATCCTTTTTTAGCGCTCTCTCGTACTCAATAACTAAACTAACCATCTAAACTCTTCTATCACCCACCATACTCCCTTACATCAATATAAAAATACTGCTTACCTAGTGAGGTTGTTGACATCTGTCCGGAGACTATCATGGAATGAGGGATAATACGGTTACCTCGTCCACAAAGAGTTATCCTAATTGTTTTTCCTCCCATCGAATCCATCATCCCAATATGCCCTATTGTTGTGATTAATACCGCACAAGGAAACCCGACATCCACGCCATTCCAATTATTTCCTGTGAGTACAAAGTTATTTCCCTCTAATAAATTAAGCGGTCTTTGACTTGAAGCGTGTGTAATAACACCTTTATGATAAATTTGAATTCCCCATTTTTGAGGATGAAGTGAAATATGATAAGAAGATTTCACAAATACATAGAGCTCATATTCTGCTGAATTACCTTGAATAGTATCAATTAAGTTCACACACCACGCATTGTTCCCAGAAATTACTTCAGATAATCCACATTTTTAATTGTACTGTTTTGGGGAATAGTTTTGGTGGGGTTTTGGGGAAGAATTTTGTAGTACAAAAAATAAACGGGAACTAATAAGCTCCCGTTAACTATTTATCAAATCAACAATTACATATGTTTGATAATCGCGTCACCAAACTCGCTACATTTCAGCATTTTAGCGCCGTCCATTAGACGTTCGAAATCATAAGTAACGGTCTTCGCTTCGATCGCGCCTTCCATACCTTTAATGATTAAGTCAGCGGCTTCTGTCCACCCCATGTGGCGTAGCATTATATAAATCAACTATTGTTAACTATTTGTTTATTAATGAATATTTACTCTTCAAAGACCTAAAAGACGATAGTTATGCCTTTTTATAACTAGTTGATTATCATTATGCTTTTATTGGTTTTGATAACTATAAACTAGATCTAAAATGAATTTTAATAACACCGTTAACTAAAATAAAACCATATTATTTAAATTGAAGAAGTTGCTAACTAAAATTTCAGTACCGCATTTAAAAATTACTGGACTGGTTATTATTAATTAATATTGAACTAATAATTTTATCATGGAGCATAGTTAAATCCTGCCGTTTACTTTGAGCGATAGTTCAAAATTGCTCTTATCATTTATGTTGTACTCACAAAGATTGCACTAGCGCTAATGTCAATTAATAAAAATATTCAGCCACACTCTACCTTACGAGCTGGCAAAATACGCTAATCAGATAAGTTGTAAAAATAAATAGTATAATTATCTTATAATTAAATATTTTTTACTTCACTTTTACCCATCAATATGATAAATATGAAATACGGCTCCACCTTAAATTTGTGAGGTTGTTTCGCCTCGAAGGAACTAATGTTAAGATATATGCCGTTATTCTGCTGTAAATTGTTATCCATATAACGGTTTTTCAGCTATAGATTGCGTAAAGTGATTGGGTGGAGCCGTAATTTTAATTAGATAATAGGTGCTGATTTTGTCACTACATAATAAATTATTAATGTACAATTTAGTATCAGTCAATAAGAAAAATCAAGACATTGTACCTGAATTACCTCAAGTTGAGCCAGTACCATATAAAAATGGAAATAAAATCAAATGGAGAAATAAAAAACTTAAAAATAAAACAATCACAAATTGTGAAAATTTAATAAAAATATGTAAGCTAATTGAATCTAATGAAATATTGATTACTTCATCAAATGATATTGCTAATTTACTCGAAATCCCTATTGGTCAATTACTCTATATTCTCTATCATAAGAAAGATAACTACCGAACGTTTGAGATAGAAAAGAAGAGTGGGAAGAAAAGAATTATTAATGCTCCTAATGGAGGGGTAGCAATACTTCAAGGAAGGCTAAAACCTATTATTGAATATTTTTATAGACCCAAAAAATCCGCTCATGGCTTTATAAAAGGAAAAAGTATTATAACAAACGCCTCTATGCACACTAAGAAAAAGTTTGTTGTAAATATTGATTTAGAAAATTATTTTGAATCAATCACATTTGCTAGAGTTTATGGAATATTCAAAAAAAAACCATTCAATTTTGCTCACCCTGCAGCCACTATTTTAGCTCAACTATGTACTCACAATGGTAAATTACCTCAAGGTGCATGTACATCTCCTATATTAGCAAATCTTGCATCAACTTCACTCGACAAGCAGCTCACTCAACTAGCTAGCAGAAAAAATATATCTTATTCTAGATATGCCGATGACATAACTTTTTCATTCAATCAAAGTAATGTTTTTAATATAATTGTAAAAAATAATAAAGGGAATTATGAAGTTAGCGAAAATATTGACAGTATTATATCTAAAAATGGTTTTAAAATTAACCATGAGAAATTTAGAATTCAAACAAAAAATACTAGACAAAGCGTTACTGGTTTGGTCGTTAATGAGAAAGTAAATATTGATAGAAAATACATCAGAATAACACGTTCAATGATTCATAGGTGGAAAGTTGATAAGGTTAAATATGCACTTCTCTTTACTATAGAAAAAGAATACCAGACTAAAGACAATAATCAAGCGATTGAAATCTTCCGAAATCATATTTATGGAAGACTTAGCTTCATAAAAATGGTTAGAGGCGAGAATTACCCAGGGTATTTAAAACTAATGTCATATATGAGTCATAACGATCCATTAAAAACAAAAGAAGGGTTACGAGCCATGAAAGAAACAGAAAATTTTGATGTATTCATCTGTCATGCAAGTGAAGATAAGAATGATATTGCAATCCCTGTATTCAATCAATTAGATAGGATTAATATCTCAGCTTTCATTGATCATGTTCAAATAAAATGGGGAGACTCTTTAGTTGAAAAAATAAACTCAGCTCTAGTTAAATCTAAGTATGTCATTGCCATATTATCAGCTAACTCAGTTAATAAAGAGTGGCCTCAAAAAGAATTAAGAGCTGTCTTGGCCAGTGAAATATCTGATGGTAACATAAAACTTTTGACGTTAATCAAAAAAGATGACGAAGAAATAGTAAAAACAGCATTACCTTTACTACGTGATAAATACTATATGGTCTATAATGAAAACCCTGAGGTGATTGCTGATAAGATCAGAGAACTTTTACATCGATAATTCCCTCTCAAGGATACATGTGTGTATTAGTGCAGATAACACATTAATATACACATGAAAAATCATATTTATCATGAAGATTAATGACGTCTCGTACTCTTATGAATGAATTAACACTTATCTTCTTCCCTATACAAAACTGAAGCCATACTCAGTATCCTTCCAAATATATCACCCAACTAGTGATTTTATTATCTTTGCTAAAGTGAACTAGCTATCAAGCGAGATTGATACTCACTCCATACCAACTTTCTCATAACAATAATACTCGTTTATTACTTTGTATTTGCAGTTTTGCCACGCCATTGTTTATTAGAATTAGAGATTTTGTTTGTATCTATTGAATCAACCTTACCTTCATCAAATCTAAGAGAATTAGAAACTGTAATAGATAATTTTGCTTTTTCTGACATGTTTTTTAGTGAGTTATCATCAAAAAAACCTTTTTTCCGTAACCTTAATTTTAAAGCTAACTGTCGTTTAGCTTCGGTTCTATTTCTTGGCTTTGAATTTATGATCTCAATTTCTTTCTCGGTCACAGAAGGAGTTTCAGAAACAACCTTAGACAGCTGAACTGATTTAGCTATTATTTTTGACATAAAGTTTCTACTTCTTCTTTTTTTTGACATATAAAACTCCTATAAAACATTCTATCTAATATAATTAAAACGAGTAGTCAAAATTGTTTTTTTGTTACAATATAACACGAGGTTACTTTTCTCTACTACTTGTTTCGATTTGCGTTCCTCTTTATTCACTTCTTCCATCTCACATACTAGAGTCAGCAATTAAAACCAAACACACCTTCTTATGAAATGAGCTACGCCTGCAATTCTCTAGCAAACAAATCATTATCATAAGATAAGATTAATAGATTCTATCTGTGGTATCACATGTAAAAATAATTCAGCACACTAGCTATATAGCGTAATAACATTTAATCCTACAAATAAAAGAACAAGAATTGAGCAATTAAATACAAAATAGCGTACACTAAATCACGATATCCCTATAATGGGTGAAAGATATGAAAGCTTTTAATGTGATAAAAATGTTTCAAGACACACTAGTAGAAGTTACCTGCCCAAGTTGTTCCCATGTTGCTAAACAAAATAAACGCAAGCTTAATAAAAACCTAATATTATTATGCCTAAATTGTGGCTACATGTTTTATTTCAATAAAATATAAACACGACTCAATATACCAGTTGTTGCCATAGAAGTTGAACGGCAACAACCAGCACATTTGAGAACGTACTTTAATGAATGATTAGAGTTTTATCGCGAGAGAAGTAAGAGATTGCCTGATAGGAATTCTGTGCAGTATTTGAAAACAGAGTAGTGCCGATGCTCGATGGAACCGTTCGAGTTATATAATCAATCAGTTATCAATTTCTGATGTCTTATTGGTGTCCTGATTTTCTTCCTCTTCTTTTTATCTACGCTCCTCTTCCGTTTTCTGAGTTTCTTCCATCTCACGCATTCTCACGTTATAGATTGATTGGTCTGGCATCTGTACACGAACGGAAATGAAACGACCACAAGGGATATCAATTGGGTCGCTGTCATTATAGCCGTCAATATCATTACGAGCGAATTTAGGTGCGTTAGAGTGAGTTCGATGATACGTTCTCACGAAGATAGAACCGTCCTCCATAACTTCAGAGTCTACCCATATCAACAACTGTTTATTAATATCGAGTAGAATTTCAACACTACCTCATCCTGCATCTGAGTTAAAGCCGAGCACACCTTCAATAAGATATTTACCCTGTTCTACTCGAGTAACTGTAGCACCTTCTGATTCGTCGTTAGTGGTGAATGTGCCGTCGGGGTTGATGTCTATGATTGGAGATGCTCTTTTGATAAAGCCGTTACTGTCTACCGTTGTATTATTTGAGCTCCACAAAGTTCGCCAAGGCGTTTCTGTATCAACAACGTTATTTGATAGACTAAATCTAATACATCGTATCTGATGCAATAGCGGTCATACGATTATTAGCGTCGCTGTATGAGTTCGGCTCAGTGAGATTAATACTGTAACTGGTGTTTTTTACGGTAAATGTAGCCGGTTGTGAAATAACTAATTCTGTATCGCTATTTACCCTATCGACCATATAGGGGTAATTCATATTGCCGTTTTTAATTAAAATTAATGTTCCTGCTCGAATAGCGGGATTATTAACTGTCCATTTGGTACCTGTGCCAGAGACAATAGCAGACCCTGACACTGTGCTAACAGTGCCTGTTGTGTATATCATGATTTATTTCCTAAATTTATTTTTTTATAGGTGAATTATCTTTGCAATATATTTTGTCAAACATATCAGGGTGAACCCAACCGCCTTGCCATAAACCTGCTTTACCGTATCCGAAATACATATTATTATCATTATTATATCGACTTAATTTAAAACTCTGATATTTTTCAATAGTCTGAATTTTAATTAAACCAACACACTCCACTGTCTGATAATTTATAGGTTTTCTATCAACACAGCCTGAAATAAATACCGCAATAGATAATAAAATTATTTTTTTCATAATACCTTCTTAATATCGCTCACATCTATTATTAAGCAAGTAGATGGAAATCTAGATAAATCACGATTTGCACTGCCTGTGCTCCAAAGAACAGCTTCTTTATATCTTACTTGTAACGTATTTCCCACTCTTTTAATAAAAGTATCCATCCAAGCCCCTTCAAATCCATCTTCCCATATTCCTCCCATTCCGCCACCAAAAACGAAAGCTAAATCTTTTATATTTGGTAATTGATAATCAATATCTTCTTTCCATGATGCAATAAAATATCCTACTATTTTTAGCACCCCCCAATTAGAGTTATAAACAGTCTGTTTTGTACTACTATTTTTTATAACGACTCCATATTTTTCTTTAAAAATATTATTAGGAAAATCACCAAATTCAAATACATCAACACTACCCGAAGAGTCATTATAAGGTTGGGATATCTGGATATTTTTGTCACTTCCTTTTATGGCTCCCCCAATAACTTTAACAAAAACATTGTTAGGTGATACAGCAAATAACTTTGTAGATGAATGCGGGGCGTTCGGTAATTCAGTATAATATCCTTGATTTCCAGATACTATCCCGCCTTTCATTACAACAGTCTGCTTTCTAATACAGTTCATAACCGTATTAAAGCTATCTATTTGAACATGGCGATCCTTTCCTTTTATAATAATGCCATATTTACCCATCAATATACTCCATAATATAACCTAATGATGTCGTCATATATATCGATTAAGCCATTTCTATAAACATTATCGAGTTCAAGAATAATTACCCCGTTATTAATATTTAAAGTAACATCTCCGGCTAACCCTCTCATAAAGGAAGTCCCAAACCAAGCAAATACTTCTCCATATTTATTTAGATCAGAATGGTCATAACTAAAGGTTTTTTTAGTCATAAGTGGTATAGGAGTAATATCATGCCAACCAACAATTCGGCCGACTCTATCAGATGTATTTAATAAATTAATTCCATATTTTTTAGATTTGATTACCATTCCATAATTATCGCTCATTTGTGATATCACCAATAATAACAACGTTATACCCAGTTTCGTCTTTTACATATAAATTTTGATTGGTTAATGTTGTTCCCCCATTACCACCATATATTTCTAATTTGTTATTTTTCACATCAAGAATAAAACCTGACTTTTCGGGAGAATAATTATTGGAAGTAATAGCCTCTGATAACGCGAGTTTTCTGATCATAGCTTTATCAATTAATGCTTCTCGAATAAAAAATTGTCCGTTTTTAGCAGACATAAATAGTTCCATTCGGTTATTTTTGGGATTATAAAATGCAAAGTTATTGGCATTAAATCCAATATAAGAGTTTATTTTTTATTTCGGCACTAACAATAAAACCAGCTGCATTATATCTAATTCCATTATGGACGATAGTAATATTTATTGAATGCCGAGCATATCCTCCTGATTGTGTAAATTGTGCATTCATCTTTTGATTGAGAATACCTGACTGCTGATTAATTTTAGCTTGGACTTGTTGTTGATAACTTGATTGAGCTTGTTTGATAGAAGAAATTGCTTCCTTTTGAGTAATAATATCAGCTTCCGTATTTTCTATCTGTGTTCGGATCTCATTAATCGTTTCCTCTGTCTGTTTACTGTATTTTTCAAACTTTCGAGATAAATTATATTCATTATAACCTACCCTTTTTATTGTATTTTCATTCCATTCAACTTTTTCATTAAGCTTCTGCCATGCTTGCGTTTCCTGTAATTCTTTATCTAAATTATCTAGTATTTCGCTAGTGTGACTTTCTGGTTGCCCTATTCCTTCCACAAATTCTGAATGCCCTACAGCGTTTATACTACGAACATAAATATAATAGGTATGTCCTGCCTTTAGGTTACGTCCTTGTATAACCCACATAGAGCTAATACCTAAATACTCAGCACGATTTTCCACATCACGAATATCCGTGATCTGTTTTTCTGAAAACCAAAACTCATACTGTGCTCGTAAGCTATTTTGACCACCAGATCGCGGAATAATCCCTAAACTAAAATAGCCCGACTCAACCTCAATATAACTGGGTGGTAATGGTGGATTAATCGCAAATGAAGTTGTGGCCACCTCGCCTTTTTGTTTCCGATCATTTTGAGGCAGGATGGATAAAACATAATTCCCCTGAGGCAAACCACCAAAACGATATATCGTATCCGTGGTTGAGGCGGTGCCGACAATGCGATCACCAGTGGTTAGTTTTAATAAAAAATCTACCCCTCGACTGGAATAAGGTGTATTCCAACTGGCTTCTACTTGCCATTCACTTGTATCTGATTCGATATCCACAGAAAGGTTTTCAACCGGTGGAATAAATCCACCTAGTGGCGTATCAGGTTTTGGCTCAAATTTAGCCCCTTTATCAACAACAGCCTCTTTTTCGGGCGTGTGTTGCACTGCAATAACCGTAAAGCTGCCATCTCCGTTATCAGCCAAGCTGATGGCACGAAATAATCGCCGACGTAAAGACGGAAGTGTTAATGTCCAAATTCCGCCTTCTTGTAACCCTAACGGCAAAGTATCCAGCTTTATTTGATTAGATGCGGGATAGCTCGCCACTTCATAAGATTGCGGATCACCTTGAGCATTGATGAGTGTGACGCTTGATTTACCACTTTTGGGTGTGTCGATATTTCGATCTAAGGTTAATGTTTGAGAGGCATAATCAATATGTGTTAGACGTCCACCAATTTGATTATCCGCGTAATAATTATCAGCAATTTCGATAATATCACCCGGCATATGACGTAGCCCCTCACTACCGATATTAAATTCAACCGTTTGAGTTTCTAATTTCTCAGTAGTTAACAACCAAAGACCATGACGATGAGCCTGACCTCTGCTAGTACAACCAAATGCATCGACGCGCATCACATTGCGTCCAAAGCGCGCTATGCTAGCATCATCTTCAACTAGCTCAACACTGGTTTTCCAACCATTGTTTGGATCAATAAAACGAACTTCGACGGCAGTGTGACGCGATTTTAATGCGCTAAAGCTGTATTGGAAGTTGCCATCAATTACGTTGGCATTAGTATAAGGCCATACTACATCAGACGGTCTGTCTTGAATAAAGGTTAATGTTCGTCCGTTCCAGACTGGCATAATGCGCATCATGGCACACATATCTGCCATCACATCATAGGCTTTACGCATATCCGTAATGTAAGCATTACAGGTTATACGTGGCTCTTTTCCTCCAAAACCATCATCAACCTGTTCGTCACAATAACGTCCTATCGCATATAAGGCGAATTTATCAACCTCACTAATATTGAGGCGTTTCCCCATGCCATAACGAGGATGAGTTAACAAATCCCATAATACCCATGCTGGATTATTGGTAAATGCCGGTTTAAATGTACCGTCCCAAATCCCAGAATAAATTCGTTTATCTGGATCATAATTACTCGGCACCTGAATAATACACCCTTTAATTAAATAATTACGGCGCGGAAATTTATTGCCAAACTGCTCACTATCAAACATTAATCCTGCAACAGCAGAACCCGGATAGGTTTGTGAAATATCCACTAACTCAGAATAACTCGACCAAACGGTATTATTTTGAATTTTGTCAGAAGTGCTGTCTTGAGTAATACGGATCATACGCACACTGAACGGAGCTGGGGGCAAATCATCCAAAATAACCGCCATCAAGTACGGAGAGTTAGAGCGTTTACCCTTAATCGTGACTTTTTTCTCTGTTATCCATACCCCATTGCGCTGGATTTGGATCTGTAATTGAACAGATGTAGGTACGCGATCACCATTATCTTTAGTTTCAACCAGTGCTTGCGTACCAAAGGTTAGGCGTAAGCGGTCAATATTGGGCGAGGTGATAGTGCGAGTGACAGGGGAATTATATTTAACCTCAATCCCCACTGGAACTTCATTCGCAGACGCGGTAAAACCTCTCATTGCCGGTTGCTCTAAGGTACCCGCCCGCCATTGTGCATACATTCCATTAATGGTGCTATTGCCAGATCCATCTATCACCGGCGTATCATCCAAATAAATGCACCCTAAATCATCCATCGAGCCTTGAATATGAATAGGGCCTTCAATCGGCCCCTCACTGATTAAATCAATTAATGACGCTTTTTGACGTGATGTTAAATCGTTTGGTGCCTCATACGGTGTTCTTTGACCGCCACCACCTTTACCCATGATACGAACTCCTCTTAACCACCGTGTTTGCCGGCATCGATATTTTCACCGTCACTGTCATCCATAATTTCAACAGATTGTGAAATGACGCGTGAACCACACATAATTTCGCCGTAGGCAATGGGCACCGACATTCCTTGTGCAACGGCATTATCAAGATTGCTAAAATAAGTATTGCCTTTTTCTTCATCATCACGAGATAGATTGGGAGGTTTTGGAGACGGGATCAGCATTTGAGCGACACCACCAATCATCATAGCTGCACCGCCCGCCATCAAAGAAGTCGCTACTGTTGCGGAGATCCACGCTGGCCCCCACCATCCCAATGAAAATAAAGCAGCACCTGCAATAAATTGAAAAATACCGACATTTTTAGCCCCTGATAATTTCGGCACAATATGAACTACTGCATTATCAGGTAAGGTTTCATTGAATCTTTGGTTAATGTCTTGTGGGGAAATATCAGTACCCGCAATGCGCACTTGATACCAACCATCACGAATAGCTAAGCGTAATGCTGGAAGTTGAATAAAAAGCGCGTGAAGACCTTCAGAAGCAGTATTCACATTTAAATCAAAGCGACGTCCAAATCGTTGCAAATCCCCGTAAAGTCGGAAGGTTGCCAATCGCGGTAACACCAAATTGAGTGCGTCATTCGTTGCCATCGTTCGTTATACTCCTCGCGTTTGCTAAGTTGGTTTGGAATGTGATGTAAAATCGTTTGATTGCCTAAATAAATCCCCGCGTGGTTGGCACGAGAGCTGGCATAGCAACACAAAATAATATCGCCGGGTTGCGCTTCTTTTTTTACCTGCCGAAAACCACTGCTTATCATATTATCGAGGTACAGTTCTTTACCTTGACGCCACCAATTATCATGTCGCTCAAAATCAGGCAGATCATGTCCTACCAAATGATAAGCATCACGAAGCAACCCATAACAATCTGTTGAGCCATGAATAAATTGGCGACCTAAGAGATGAGATACCGGTTGATAGCAGTGAATTTTTTCATCACAGACCACCCACCACGGCAACGCACTGTTCACCTGCAGTTGTCGATCTAAGGTGCTGAGATAAGGCTGACCATCAGGGTGACTGTGTACAACGGCTATCACCTCGCCCTGCTGTTCGGCTCGAATAAAATCATCAAAAGAAATCGTGAAATAGTTTTTCGGATCAGTGTGCTGATTAACACAAGGTAAATACTGTTCACCCTGTGCGGTACTTACCAATAAGCCACACGCCTCCGATGGCGCTTGCTCTTTCGCATGCGCCAAAATTGCTTGCTCTATCATAAGAAACACCTTAGGAGGGAGTTAATTATTACCAATACGGGAAGTGGAAACAAACGCGCCTATACGTGATTCGTTTTTTCGTAACTTACAGTCACTAAGACGTTTGCCACATTTGTCTTTTAGTGGATCAGTGGTTGGCTTTCCCCATTCGTCAGCAACAGGGGGGCCTTTGTAACCACACTCTTCTGAGCGATAACAAAAATTACAGATATCAGACAAAATAGCACGCCCAGGCAGCATTAATCCGTCAGTCTCACTCGGTGTGGCTAACATAAAGGTAGCTGTTACTGAATTTAAACTGGTCATCTGCTCAATGATCCAACGTGTCACAATTTCTTGTGACGGATCGGCGTTAGGATTGCCTTGAGGAAAATTTACTGCATCTAAAAATTGAGTGCTGACAATGCGTCGTACCACCAGCCCACTGATTGCACTATCTAATTGACTGGCAATCCCTGTAATCAATCCAAATAAATTCGACAATGTAATAGTGGGTCGCCCTGAGGGGCCTTTGCCATTAAAAGAAAAGCCTTCACCTTTCACGGGGTAAGGTTCATAGGTGTTTCCTTGCCAGATTAACGGCTCTTTACGCTGATTGAGTCCATCAAAAAAGCGGTACCGAATACCGCCTATTTTGGTTAAATCAAATTCGTAAAGCTCAAGCAAAGCATCAGTTGAGGAGAGTTCGGTAACACTAATTCGCATTTCAGGAGGAATATGTTGCATATTAGCTCCAATAAAAAACCACCTAAAAAAGGTGGCTTATTATAATTTCTGTAAATATTTAAAATAATAAAATTAATATGATTTTTATAGTTTCCAGCCACAGTATTTTGATACTGATTTTGAAACTTCATCTATATGATCAATTTTAAATTCGCTTACAGTTTGAGTTCTATTATATGGCTTATAACCAATAATTAATTTATTACTATTATTTATTTTTTTTATAAACTGTATCGGGCTTAAAGGAAATAAAGTATCATTATCCCCCCCTATTTCCCATCTTTCGGTATATGCTTTCTGCCCATCAATTCTGATAGTAACTTTGCTATAATCATCCAAACTTATAAAATCATCTGTCGCAAGGAACGCATCAGTTTTATTATCAACACATCTTAATACTAAAGCCCCACCACCACTTTCGGGTGGTAATATTGCAAAATAATCTATTTTATCAGTTAATTTATTCTCTTCTTTAGTTATGATCCATTTTCCTAACGATATATTTTCACTACCAATTACACTAAATGAAGTAAATAACAAAACTGTTAGTATTATATTTTTCACCATTATTCCTTATTTGTCACCTAATAAACAACTTGTTCGAATTCAGCCGTTATTTCAGTTCTAATCATCCCTACTGAAGACGACCATTTTCGACATAGTACCTGAATTAATTCTGATTGATGAGGTGGCTTCCATAAAAATGTGGTAACACCAGCATGTTTTTCTAAAAATAATTCAATCTGCAAGCTTTCACTATTTATATAGATCAGCGTTACATTGTATTTTTTTAGATTATTATTAATATCGTCAGGGCGACGCTGTTCATAGCCGTCGCCAAATTTCACTGATTTTACTCGAGGCTCAAACTCCTTTTTCATATCAGGTTTAACTTTCCACTTAAATGTTTCCATCTACATAGCTCCACCATCCCGGCGTTGGCTCATGATATAGTCCTGAGCACCTCGCTTACTGATTTCATAAATCTTTTTCAATGCTTCAGGCCCTATTTGCCCATTGCTACCATCATTTTGTATAGTAATGTGATAATGCTGGGTAACACCTCCTCCCTGATTGGGGATTTTCGCAATAACGCCCAGCTTCCCATCAGCACCACGGCGCAAAGGGAAAATGCCTTCTGGCCCAGCTTCTCCCATCAAGCCTGCACCTTTTGCAAACGCAAACATGGTAGGTTTATAAACAATCTGTCCACTGTAAGCACTTAGGCTGGTTGAGTTGTAAACACCACCGTTAGCATTCGCGACTGGGGCGCCAAAACCAAAGCCCATCGCCTCTATTCCTTTAACTAATGACATTTTAATAAAGATATCCGTCAGCATTTTGAGGATCGATTTTGTAAAGTCTTTGAAGTTGGCTTCACCATCAACCAGTACATTAGTTAATTGGCTACTAAATCCATTAAGCGCCATAGAGGTAGCATTTTGTATTTGAGTATTAACATCAAGAGCCGTGTCTTTATAGTTACCCCAAGCTGTTTCAGCTCCTTTTAGCCAATTGGCTCGTTTTTGATCTTCAACTTCCCATGTTTTCTGTTGCTCAGCTAACATATTATTTAGCTGTGGGTTCTCTTTTTGTCCCGCAAGAAGTTGAGCGCGTTCCAAGTAACGTTGTTGCTCTCTTGCTGATTTACCCATGCTTTCTTCAATCGCTTTACGTTTTTCCGATTGTTGAGCAATATATTTAGTAGCCTGATCTTGCATCTTATTTAAACGTTCTTGCAAGGCAACTTTATCGCCTTCTATCGCTAACGCTTCCTTTTGAATTAGGATGCTTTCCTTATTTGCTAATAGCGATTTTTCAGCATTATCTAATCGACGCGTCAACTGCGCTTCTTCTAGGATTGCAAATTGCGCCTGCTCTTTTTGAAAGTCTTTACGTTGCTGACTAATAACATCATTAGCACTTTTGTGATCTTCAAGGATTTTCAATTGAGCTTGTAATGCTAATAAATCTCTAGAGGCTTTTTCTTCTTCACGAACACCAGCTGGCACAACGTATCTTTTGCCTTTCCCTGTACCCGGCATTTGACGATCTCTTAAACGAAAATTAATCATCGCCTTAGCTTCTTCATACTGTTCTTGTGTTAGTGCGTGTTTTTCTTTTTCTAATTCCGCTAATTTTTGTAACCTTTGAGTTTCCCAACTAAAGTAACTCCTCCACTTTTCCTGAGTTTTAATTTGGTTAACTTTAAACTGCTCATTGTCTTTTTCTGCTTGGGCTTGGGCATTTTTTAGGTCAATATCAGCTGCCTGATCTTTCAATTCTTTTAAATGAGCTTTAACATCATCAATTGTTTGACCTGTTTTGTCATAATGCAGTTTTTCAGTAAATGGGTTTATCTGAAAATTAACCAGCATTTCTTCATGCTCACGGATTTCATCCTTTAATGTTCTTGTTCGGTAATAATTCAATGCGGCATCTTTGGCGTCATTTGTTGCTTTTTTAATATTGAACCAGGCTAATTCTATTCCCTCCAACTTGTTGGGGATCTCAATGGCACCATCATTTATAGCTTGAGCATAAGCATCAATCGCCAGCTTAGCTGCTTCGGTTTTATTACCTTGCAATTCGAGAGTTCGAATTTGTTCTAATTGGGATGCAGTGAGGTGATGATTCGCTTTTTCTAATTCAAGCGACATTTGAAGCGGTTCATCTTGCAGACGTTTAAACTGATCAATAGTGGTATCAATCGCCTGGCCTGTGATGTAATTCATCTGTGCGGCCGCTTTTGAAACACGAGAAATCTCATTATTCGAAAATACGCCAGTACCGACGACACTCGAAATTGATGATGCCATTTCACCACGCGTAATCCCGCCACCCGCTAGGGTTCGCGCCATTTCGTTTAATTGGCTCGCAGATTTATTGGCGTAGTTACCGGTTAAAATCAGTTGTTTATTAAACTGAGAAAATTCTCTTTCTGCATCATAGGCTAGCTTTGCAACGCCTGTTAAACCTGCCGTAATTCCTCCCCAGATACCACCACGAACCAATGAGCCCATATTAAATGAGTTGGCAATACCCTGAAGACGACCAGCTAATGACTTGATATTTTTATCAAACTCTTTGGTTTCTTTGCTCGATTCAGATAATCGACGAATATAAATTTCTGCAGAAGAACTGACACCAAGTTGAGAGGCTTGATAACGCAACATCTGTTCACGACTTAAGTTTTGAGTAGCAACTTGCTCTTTTAGTCGCTGAATAAATCGCGTTTTTTGTTGCGTTAGAGACTCTTCTTCCCGGCGCAACTTCATTGACTCTGAGGTAATGGCAGAAATCAGTGTCCGATAGTCTTGTTGATGGATAGTGCCCTTTTTTACTTCTTGACTAAGCTGAGCTTGAATGGCCCTTAATGCCGACGTTCCTCCAGAAAGTCCTTTAACTGCTTCAATCTGCTTAAAATATTTTTCAGTGTTTGCATCTTGTTGATCTTGTATCGCCTTTATTCTTGATTTAGTGACATTCTGAATTTCAGCGAACTGCTCACCTGTAATTTTTAGCTTGTCATAAGCCTTTGTTGATTTATTTAAAACCTCAGTGAGTTGTTCGAGTGCATTTCTCGTTTGCCCAACACTTTGAGCTTGCTCTAAAAAAGCATCAGCTTGTTTGCGTGATTCAATAGCTGAGCGCGCTTCTTCTTGCGCAATGCGTTGGTAATACTCTGCTCGTTGTTGTTGAGTAATTTCTTGTTGATTGTTAAGTTCCTGAAGAGACTGCGCTGTACTCTCTGCTGAACTGCGAGCAGATTGCGCTTGTTGTTCAACCAGTTGAGCCATACGTCGTTGACTGGCTTCGGCTTTTTCTGCGGTTTCTTGGAGCTGACGTTCTACTCGCCCCATTTGCTCTTTAAAATCGGCTGTTTCAGCCCCTAAATTAATCGTTAGATCCGCTATTTGTTGGCTCATATCGTATTCCGCCCGCTATCCCTTCACTTACCGCCATCATGATTTCATCGTCCATATCAACAGCAGGTTTACGTAACAACACACTAAAATCCTCTGGTGATAAGTCTTTACCACCACCAAAAACACTGGCAACCGTGAAATTAAGACCAGAAAAAGCATGATCGATAAATTGAATGGTGAAGGGAGTTTCATTAAAGAAGTGTAACCAATCAGCGAGCTCGGTCGCTGTCATCTCACTGAGCATTCTGCGCCAATCAGCACGTTTAAATTCATGTGATAGGCGCAGAATAAATTGATGTTCACGGGCAACTACTTTTCCAATGACTCTTCCTGTGCATCACTGTGAATATTTTCATTTTCCGTGTTTTCAGTTTGTGCCATCCCGCTAATCACCAGCACTTCTTTAGCTGCAAGAGCGAGTGCTTCAGGATTCCATGTAGAAAGAACATCATTGTAAATTTTTTCAACATCATTCGATCCACCGTGGGCTAATGAACGAGATACTAGCCAAGCGTTAGATTCTGTGTTTACACGAATAATCAGGGCGGTTTTTTTAACACCTTCCACTTTTTCAATATCGTCGTTTTTTTCTGCTTGCTCGACTAAAAAATCAAAGTATTCAATACGCTGTAATGCTGATAATTCATATAACGCAATAGACTCACCGCTGTAAGTAAACTCTTTTTTCTTTAAAAACATGTTGTTACCTTTTATTCATTATCTTTTTTAATAACGGGCGCACTTTTTCCTTGCTCTGACGCTGATTTAATTTCTTCTGCAAGCGCAGGACGGCCACTGTTGGTGATCTTAATGGTACGGGTGATCACTTCTTTCGCAGGTACCGTTTTTCCAAGCGAACTAACCCAACCTCGATAAATATCGACGGCCCCATTGGGGTAACGAATGCGGTAGTGACGAACATCCCCTAGTTGGAACCAATCAACCAGATCTTTTTGACCTTGTTCACCCGGTTTCCATGCCAGCGTGATGTTGGCCTCACCCGCTGATTTTTCCCCCTGAGCAGTGGCTTTCCAGTCCGCATCTTCGTCATCAAGATAGGTATCGTCATAACTGTCTGCGGTAATTTCACCCGGCTGTAGTTCTTTAATTTTCGCCAGTCGTGTCCAATCCGTATCAGTAAACGGATCTTTTAATGGGTCTTCGGTACCGCTATAAATCCAAAGCGTGGTACCAGCACCCTTTACGGGTGCCAATGGGTTTGGTGTAGGCATAATGATTCCTTTTACATTGAATAATTAATTTGATAATGGAGATCGACCGACCCCCACAACCCCATTTCTTCATCACGATGGTAGTCGTAGCCGTTAGGGGTCATATTCTCGATAAGCTCGGACAGTGCGGGAATGGAGGTCAGCGCAGGATAAATCACGGCTTCAACCCATTTATCTAACTCAGCATCAGGGTTATTCGAACTGAGAAAAACTTCTATGTGAACAATTGCTTGCCAACTATCTTCATCGAGATTTTCACCTGTTGAAATAGCATCGGTGATGTACACCGCAATGGCTGGAAAGTCGTTTTCATCCACAAAAAAAGGGCGACCATCAAAGACTGTCACCCCATTGGCATGAGGCTCAATCGCCTCTTTAATTGCATGTCGGATCTGTGTATGTTTGATCACCAAACCCTCCCTTTTATATAAAGCCGTAACTGTTGCTTTAAGGCCGACGCCATTTCTTTGGGCATATCAGATTGAAGCAATTTCTCTGACTCTTCGGTGTAAGCTGTTGTTAGCGGTGTGACGAGCGGAATTTTTACCACCTCGATGGGATAACGGCTTTGACCAACTCGCTGAAGAATATGCCAACGGCCATTATCAAGCTGTTGAATAAAAGTATGAGGAAAAGAAAATCTCCCCACCTTCAAAACACTTCCAGCGCCTTTCTGATTACCTCGTTTTCTTGATAGCTGAACGCGCGCATTACCTAGGGCAATGGCCGGCAAATTACCCCGATTTATCACTAATCGAGCGCGAGGCGTTTTATAACGGCTACTCGCTCGACTAAGTCGAACACGTTGACGGATCAGGCGTTGAGGTACTTTGGTTTCAGATGAAACCCGTTTAACACTATGGCTAATGACACGACGAGCAACACGGTTAATCGCCATTGCCGTTGCTTTCGGGACCATTTCATCATTAATGCTATTCAGGTTTTTAATGGCTTGCGCTAACCCTTTCATATCACCCACCTATTTGATCCAAATATGTGGTTTCCCATTAAACTTTTGGTGTCGAGTGACTTGATAGGCTTCCCCCTCAATTTCTACGGCGTCACTGCGCTTAGGGTGATATGTTGAAGAAAAAACAACATAGCTCACCCCGTCACCACTCATCGGCCCCAATTCAGGGATAAAGTGAGATTCGAGTGCTTGATAAATAACATCATTAATACGGATGGGGATCCCCATCCGCTCAGTGGTCGCGTTATCCATTCTTTTTATTAAGTGTTCAAATGGATTCATCTATGTTGCCTTAACCTTGAGGGGTACCCGCTGATGGCACAAAGACATTGAGTTTAATAGTGACATGTTCACTCGATGCATCCGCATCATCCCAAACCACACCAGCAGGTGTGCCACCTGTATCCACCACGATATTGTCTTTAACAGAGGCCACTCCCCCCGCTTTTAAGGCAATTCCCGTTTTCTTGTTCAGTAAGAAAACACCTTCTGCAAAACCATCACCGGTTTCGTTAGGTTGAATATCCGTGATCGCAACACAAGCAACCGCACCAACGTGTACCAATTGACCACTTTTAATGATCTCTTTTGTGTTGTTGGCAATTGCAATTGTGCCCCCCTGTTGTACATAATTTTTAGCCATAAAAACTCCTTCCGATGCCGAAGCACCGGATTTTAGATATAAAAAAAGCCCATCAGGGCATCAGGATAAAATGAAGAAAAAAGACGTCTTACTTACCCGTCACTTTCAGTAGACCGCGATAATCAACTGGCGCTACACCCGCATCAATACGCACTTTTGTCGTGACACCATCAGAGGTAAAGCCTTCTAGTTGATCAATATATGGCACATCAATCCCATTTAAGTACGCCACTTCAATGGTGTCGCTACCTTGGCGTGAGGCCATATACCAATCTTTTGTACTAGCTTCATCTAACCGAGGTTCGGCGATAATTTCAGCTAAATCACGTACTGGATTAATAATATTGGCATTAACATCTGCGCCTTTCACACTACCCGATTTAACCACTTGGATAGCTTGTGTTTCCAGTGTGGTCGGTACCAACATAAATGCCGGACGAATATTGAGTGTTCGTTCGCCTTCTTTTTGTTGACGCATAGCAGTACGACCCGCACTGATGGTTTCTACATCCATCCCGCCCGTGAGCATGTTTTTATGATCGGTACTAAATAGTGCTTTTTTATCGCTCATTTTTTCATTGTCGATAAGTACCGCATACACCAAATCGCCGACTGTCGCTTTCGCTGCACGACCGAACTTCATTGGCACATCCGTCAGCATGTTCATATCATCATTGATGATAGCTTGACGGGTAATGCTAAATAACTCACCGTAGGTCGCCAGCGCGATGGTTTCGCCTTTATCATCGAGCGTAACGTACTTATACTCAGCACCTTCACGCACTTGACGTAAGGAAGGGAATGCCCCTAATCCCACACGATGTGCAGTTTTAAAGTCACTGAGTTGTCCTTTTTTCGTCCATTTCTCAAAGGTTTCGTCATTTTCTTCCCAACCAAGCAAAATCGCTTTATTCGCGACATCCAGCAGGATATTACCGAAATCAGAGGTGCTGTGCGTAAAGGCCATACCAATCATTTGCATCGGATTATACGTAGCCACGCCAACACCACGCTCCGTCAGTGATGCGCGTGCTAACTCACGCAGTGTCATGCTGTTATAGGCGTTATCTTTTTCATAATCCTGATAACCCGCACGCGCCATCACAGAGGCACGCACACTGTCACCGACGATATTGCCGTTTCCTGCGTAAATATGCGCATTATCTTTATTGGATGGCTCAGGATTTTGTTGCTGTGCAATCGTATTGAGCAATTGCTCACGCGCTTTTTCAACAGAACAGTTCGCATCTGCTAAACACGTGATCATTAGCTCATTATGACGACCACCGAACATGGCAAATAAATCTTTAATGCCATTTAAGCGTGTTTGCTCATCCGCAAAGGAGGCGCTAGGCTGTGGCTCTGGTGAAGAATTTGGTTGAGGCTGTTGCGTAGGTTTAGTAGTGTTTTTGGGGGTAATTTGATTTTTAATTGCACTTGGCATAGATGAAAATTCCTCAATTCGTTTAGATGTAAGACTTGCCATTGCTTTCACTGGCTCAATCACTTTATCGGCGAAACCGTGTTCAACACACTCGTCACCATCAAGCCATGTTTCCTGCTCTAACATGGCGGTAATTTCTTCGGTTGTTTTCCCTGTTTTCGCCACATAAGCAGGGATTAATACGTTTTCTAACTTGTCGAGTAAGTCAGCATATTCACGCATATCATTCGCATCTCCCCATGAGACACCCCACGGTTTGTGGATCATCATCATGGCATTTTTCGGCATAATGACCGTATCCCCGACCATCGCAATAACTGAGGCCATTGAGGCGGCCAAACCATCGATATAAACCGTAATTGTTGCAGAGTGGTTTTTAAGTTGGTTATAAATGGCGATACCATCAAACACTTCACCACCGGGGGAGTGAATATGCAGATTGATATGACTGAGATTACCCAGCGAGATTAAATCTTCCGTAAAGCGTCTTGCGCTAATTCCCCACCCACCGATTTCATCATAAATATAGATATCCGCCGTTTGGTCTTCTTTAGCCTGCATGCGAAACCAGCTTTTTTGATTTACTGGCCCCGACATTTTAGGCATCATCATCGATTTCTTGTTGTTTAGCATCTTGTGCCCCTTTGTCATTAGCAGGATCAGTATCAAATACCAGTCCTAATCGTTTATTTTCGTCAATTTCGGTTTTACGACGACGTTTCACATCCGCAGGGTTGCCCCCTTTGGCGCGTATCCAGTCACTTTCTGTTGACGCACCACCACGTAACAAGGTTTTCCAAGCCTCAGACTCTTTCTTCGGATCAATCCATGGCATTACAGGGCCACTGTAAACCGCATTAAACAAGGATTTAGGGTCAACATCAGGTGGAACGGTTACCACACCACTGGCTATCGCCATTTTTAACCAATTGCGATACATCGGACGTGTGATGCCTGCCACAAAGGTATCTTGGAAAATATTATAACCTTCAAATGACTCCACCAGCTCTTGTCGCTGAGCGCTATACGTACCGTTATAGTCACGGGCGATACTGGAATAACTCCCCCGACTGCCTGCAGAAACCGCGCGTAATTGTCCATTGCGAAACGATTGTAGGTTGGTGTTGGGTCGGTCTGATTTGATCATGCCGACTTCTTCACCCGGTTTTAAACCGTCGTAAATCATGCCCGGCTGAATATCAATATTACGTTGCTCATCTTCGTCATAGTCACCCTCAGGGAAAGAGCCGGCATCGCCTTTTTTGATGTACATGCCTAATGAAGCTGCAATACGTGCGGAGGTTAATTCCGCATCTTCGTAATCTTTTAACGCACTTAAACGCATTAAGATCCCCGAAAACAAACTGACACCTCGCGCTTGATGAAGCCGACGAGTGAATTTCAGGTGCAACATATTTTCGGCATCAATGGTTTTGATATCCCCTAAATTGGCACTAAATTGAGGGAGATTTTTATATACCTGATACCCTGTGGGTCGCCCCCACTCATTGAATTTAATGCCTTGAATAATCTTGCTTTCAGGCATATTCATGTGGATCGGCACAAAGTCAGGCTCTAAGGCTTCGAGCCAAAAATAAATATTAGCTTGAGCCTCTAATCCTTTCGCTTTACCTTTAACAAGTTGAGCAAACACTTCGCCATCACGTAACCACGTTCTGACCAGTAAACGCTCTAATACAGGGCGACTAAATTGCCCGGTCACTTCGGGTAGTACTGACCACTCCGCCCAGGCTTGACGAATTTGTGAGGCTAAATCTTCATGAATTTGCCCTGCACCATCGAGAGGCTGAGGCTCAACAATAATGCCTTTTGCCCCAACAATGCGCTCTTCCATCTTATCGAGAATACCGATAGAGATATCATGATTGTTATCTAGCCATCGCGCTTGCTCGCGTAAGGAAGTACCACCAAATTGCGTCAATTGGTTTGCATTACGATTTTCACGTTTAGCGGGATGAGTACGAGTGGGTAAAACGGCTTCATAAGCTTTAATTTGTAAGCGAGAGCGGAGACGCGAGGCTTGCCAGTTTGGGGCAAAATAACCAATGGCGCTGTCTAATAATGTCATCTAAACCTCGCAAGTTTATACATTGGGTTGCCTCGTTTTCTCGATATCAATGCCGACAAACGAGATTCCCAACGCTCACGACCTTTTATGATCTCGTTGAGATTTTCCATTGTCATGGCTTGTCCATTAAAAGTGATGGATTTGCCTTTTAATACCGCCTCTTCCGCTAAACGGTATTGCTCAATCATGTGTTCAATTTCTTCTTTCGTCATATCCAGCCTCCGCTGTTTGATACCGGTGCCCATGCTGATACCGCAGGCGTTTCCTGTTTTGGGGTTTCGGGTGAGGGTTTTATTTCAGGCTCTGTGGCGATATCGGTAATTGGCGAGGAGGAGGAAAGTGTCACATCAGGTAACCTTGCCCATTTAGGCGGTTTTTCCCAATTGATCCCTTCGTACCCCTTTAATATCACCAAGGCATGGGCGTAAACCATTAGGTCAAATGCCTCATTAGCGCCTCGACCCGGTTTTTCCCAATGCCCTTTTTCATCACGCTCTTCATACGTCAACTCGTCATAGAACGATTCATCCAACCAATCAGGGAAATGGATATAGTTAGGCCCTACGGTATCGCGCGATAACGCAGAACTGATCCGGTCCTTAAGTTGGTCAGTTTGCAGTAAATAAAGAGGCACATCCCCTTTAGCTTGGGCGCGCCGTTCAGAACGACTGGTGTTATCGGGGAATGACTTGGTGATTAACTTACTGCGTTTATGCCCGTCACCCTTAAAGAGATAGACTTTACGATGCAGTCCCTCTTTTCGACAGCGACGCCAAAATTTATAGGCATTATCAGTAACGCCATCTTCACCGCCGGAGTCTACCCCCAACATCATGATCCCCATCTCATGATGAGGATAGTGCTGTAATGGGTAGGTTTTCTCTAATACATCGGTAATTAATACCTGCCAATCCTCAGGGTAAGAGCCCGGATCAATTCGCCGGCACTCACCGTTATTGCCATAACGTAGGGATTGAGTGATTTCAAAGCGGTCAATCACCCAGCGTTCGCCTTTTTCACCGTAACCGACCACTTGCACCACAAAGCGACGTTTTTTACCACCTTGCACGTCAACCGTGGCAACCAAGAACCGCACGCCTTCTGGTACCACTGACTCATCCCAACTTTCCGTACGATTAATCAGTTCATCACTCCGGCGCTGTTCTTGTGCTGTACGGGGTAAATAAGGTAAACCCCAGTCTGTATTGGTGACCGCTTTTAGGGTTTCTTCACTGCCGGTTAATTCGTATTCTTGTTCTGCAGTTAGTAACTTATAAACTAACTGAGACAACGTTTGATAAGCTGCAGCAGGGCCTTCCATCCAAAAAGAGGCAATACGCGAACGGCGTCCAGTGCCTGATATCCTTCCTTGCTTATCAATGGACTGTCCTTCAATCAACCACACCCCTTTATTATTGAGCTCCCGTTTTTGATGGGGTTCGATACGACCTAAACAGTGCTGACACTCCACATACGCAAATTCACTTGCTTCTACGGGATCTGACTTGTCACGATATCCTTTTACCGCATCATAAATAGGCTGAAAATATTCGTGGCAGTGAGGACATTGCCAGTACCAGCGACGGCGGTCACCCCGATTATAAAGTGATAAAATACCCGTTGTGGGCGGAGCTTCGTGAGGAGACAAACGACGCCATTTAGTATCGGTAATATCACGCCCCGGAGAACTTTCCACCAGCGTCATACCCGCAGACATAAAGGTGGTTGTCCGTTTTGAGGCTAAAGAAAAGCCATCTCCTTCACCGTCGATATCTTCAGGGAAACGGTCATAATCGGTGAGCGCCACACACTTAAAGTCAGATGAGGACATCACATTAATCGATGGCCACCCCATTTTTAAAAAACTGCCCGATAAAAAGTATTTATCAAACACGTTGTTATCGTTACGACGAGGGCTGAGTTGTTTGCTGACTTCAGGACTGCAACGAAAGGTGCGAGAAAGCCGTTTTTTACTGTGCTCTTGTGCTTTATCTTGCGTCATTTGCACCAGCAACATATCAGAAGGATCGCACACAATATTGTAAATCACCCAGCCATCAATTAACCCGACCGTCTTTCCTGTTCTTGCAGGACCCACAAATATCACTGCATCATAGAGCCGTGACGATAAACAATTCATAGGTTCAACAATGTAAGGAGATACTGCCGGATCCCAAGGAACCGAGTTACCCGCTCCCACAGGTACACGCATATATTTTGCCACAGCATCCGCAACTGGCATTCGCCTCGGTGCTTTAATGAGTTGAGCCACATTTTTTCTTAATGTGGTTGCTGACACTGTTGCTGTCATAACTCATCCTCATCGCTCTCTTCATCATCCGAGTTATCACTTAAAACTTGATGTGCTATCTGGTCGCGCAGATCATCAATAATACCCTGAACACGAGATACAGCTGTCGGTGTTAATGCACAATCACGTTCTAATATGTCAGGTAACGTTTCCAGCACTTGCACCATCGCTTTAGCCAGTGCTGAATATTCTCGTGCAACCTCTGAGGTAGGCAATAACTCCCCCACTTCTTGTTCAAACTTCAAACGCTCCCGCTCAGACTGATACCACGCCTTCCGATCTTGAGGTAGCATTTCCTGATTTTCGACAGGGGCTGGCGCCTTCATCATTTCAGATAAAATATCAGTGAGTGCGTAGAGTTTTAGATTTGAGCTATTGCCTGCAACAGGCTCTAAATGATTAAGACGGGCGGAAGCTGTTTGTCGATGGACGCCAGAAAGTGCTGCTATCTGGCTGATATTGAGCTTTAAGTGTTTGAGTTCTTTGTCCATATTTCATTTGTTTTATTCCACTCCCGGAAGATAGATTTGAGCTTCATTAATAATTCGCTCTCTTGCCATTAGCAGTAATTGTTTTCTACCACCAACTCCCCAATTAGCCATTGTCCTTGCACAGTGACTGACGTTTTTAGTTTCCGCATTAATGACATGATCTAGCTTGTTCAATTTAGACATAACATCTAAACCTTTTGTCGTCGCATCTTTAAACGTGTTGTAGACAAGAATTTCAAACTCAGGCTTTAACCAAGCTGCATACCGAATAACAACTAACTCTAAAGCCCAAGTTCCCTGATTAAGTCCACCTTTAATTACTTTAACCGATGCACTTTTTGTTGCATCGCTTAAAGCTTGAACAAACCGCTTTACTTGACGACTTTTCAAAAATGCACCGGGTCTTTGTGATTCCGTTGCTTTACCATCCGCAACAGCAGCTGCATGCAGATCATTTAAGTTATATCTACCCTCACTATCAACACGGACAGATACACCATTAATACTGACTCTTGGATATTGCATAACGTATTTCCTACATTTGAAATGAACCCTCGTTCACATAGAAAATCAGCCCGTCGAAGCTCGCCAGCCATAACTGACTTCCTCGAAGGCTCATATCAAAGTGATTGGATCCGACGTTTTAGTGATTGCGCTGTGAATGCGCAGTGAAATGAGATGTAAAACAATAAAAGTGAGAGTTAAAAGCTTGAGTTAGTGATGAATAAAAAACAAAAAATTTCATCACTGTTATTTTTTAACATATATTTATCAAATAATTACACTGGTGGTGACGACCGATAAAAATTGAAAAATGCGCCGTTTCCCGCGTGCGCGTCGCCCCGTGGAGAGGGTACCCCGCTGGGAGTACCTTTTGACTTTATATTAAAGGCTACTATCATTTTCTCTTTATACTTAAAGGAGAATTAACATGTTAAATATCCATAGTATTCATAAAATCAAAGATATTATCGAAAAAGGAATAATAGAATCACATAACATTGATACTGATAATCTTAGCCCTTTAACAAAACTAAAAATTGCTAGACGAGTAAATCAAATGCTCAGACTTTGTCTTTATATTGAATTATATAGAAGACAAAACGCCACTAATTTTGAACCATTATTAGAAAGAAAGGCGTTATATCACGCAATGCATACTTTGTTTTCTATAGATCCAGTAAAATCACAACTGTATCAATTAAAAGATATCGTCATTCTATTTCATAGCGAAATTAAAAATCTTTCCCTTACTCGTGATGCCAAGGATTGTATTGAAAACTTGGATGAATCAGTGGAATATCAAACTTCAGTAACAAGGGGATTTTGGGAAACCACCGCCATTGACAAAAGATACATGTCAGAATACTACTGGGATGAATTCCCTATCGAAGAAACTCATAGGCTTCTCGGCGAAATAATCTAACGCTATAAATTATGAATAAGGTGAGAAACCTCACCTTTACTTCTAACTGCACCACGTTCTGTTATTTAACTCACGCACAGCTTGTGATCATGCTTGTTGCTGAGTTGCCATTGCTTTCTTAAGCTCATTGATAGCAACATCTTGTTGATTAGCTCTCATGCGTAGATCTGCCAACTCAACCTTAGTGTCTTGTTCTAACTTATAACTAACAGCCACATCTTTTAGTCCTGCAAAATTAATAAAGGTGTCTTTGATAAATAACTTACCAGCGAAAGGTTATGTTGATTTAGGCTTTGCCCCTACATCTTGCATCAGTTGCTTAATCCGCGTGAATTGCTCTTCTAACTTATCTAAGTCAGATGTATCTACCGAGACTTTGTAGATCAACTCACCTATCTCTTTTTCGGGATAATTGATAGCTATCTTTTTAGGAGTATTCAGACTACCAATAACAACCTTTAAATTTCCATCTTGATCATAATGGCTTCGATAAGAATTATTCTTAATACAAACAGAAACATCATCATTAATTGTTATATTCATTTACTCTCTCCAATAAAAAAGCCACTAACTTTAAATTAATGGCTTTTTTAAGTATCTAATTATCATTTATATTCGAAGTGCTTTTCTTGCTATTAAGACAATTTGCCCCGTTAGATTATCAATTTCCTCTAATTCACGGTTGTATAGACTTATATGAACATCCGGGTCATTATTGTCTTCTGGGTTATTTTTTATATGAGACTGCCATTCGTTTCTTTTTTCAAAAAAGTCATTAATTAAATCATGTACTTTTTCATTTAAAATAAATAAAGATGCAACAACAACTTGCTCTAAACTTTCCTTCATTTCTAATTTAATTTTTTCTGCTTTATTTGAAGTTCCATAACCATTAAACTGGTTCTCTGCATCTTCTTTATATTCTTTAATTAGTTTCTTATGGAAATAAATAGCCTCGAATAGTCTACTGTAAACCTCATATTTTTTTCCCATAATTTTTCCTTATAAAATCGAGTAAATGCAATCCATGCTGTGAATAACGCTCCCATGACACCCGATATTAATCCAACAAGTGTATTTGTGATTATATCTAAATCAAGCATATTAAAGTTAATTCCATGTTAAATTTATTTATATTAACTTCAATATACGCCATTTAATATCTATATCAATTTCTATTAGTTTAGTTTGTACTCTAACTTTCATTGAATACACTCTTGCCTGATATAATCTTGTAGCCCTAATATCATTTGCTCAGACTGTGTTATTCGCTCTCTGAGTAACCAATAATTTCGGATAGCGGAGTCAGTAGGTCGGGCGGTGGTTGCATCATCCATGCTGGCGGGGGAAGTGGTGGTGCTTTTTGGACACTCGGCTTTGATGTACACCCTGTCAGGATTACGCTCAGCACTAACGCGCAACCTATCAATTTCAGCTTTTGCATTTGTGAGTT